ATCGACTCTCCGTGTACCGCGGCGCGCGACCGTCGGTCAGGCTCGCCATGCGAGGAGAGTCGATAATGTGGTGCAGGCTATTCGAGCCGATCAAAAGCAGTTTGACGACGCGCTGACCATCGACCATGAGTTCCGCGAGGTGCAGCAGCTCGTCCAGCACTTGAGGCTTCAGAGCGTGAGCGCCTTGGACGACCAGCATGCACAACCGGTTAAGACTGTACTGATGGGTCAGAAACCGGGTCAAGAGCCGACGGCGGTCATTGCGATCGGAAGCGTCGAGCTGCATCCCGAACTCTTGCAGGACTGCCAAGAGAAAGTCCTGAGCTGGATTGGTGGCATCCACCTGTTCGCCATTCACGTCCGCGACCAGCACCCGATCATCGAGATCGGCGAGCAGATGCCGCACCAGCAGCGACTTGCCTATGCCGCGCTCGCCGGTGATGACGGCAAGGTTGCTTCGAGACCAAACCAATTGTCCGATGAAGCCCAGCGCGCGCAGATGTTGCTGGGCCGGGAAGAAGAAAATGTCGCTGACGTCTTCGGCGAAAGGAGGTTCACGGAGTCCAAGCACAGCCATCACGTCGGCCTGGGGCTCGTCGGCCTCGGACTGGGCGGGTGTCAGGAGCTTGTCGTCGGCGTCTCGCATGAACTCGGACCTTCTTTATTGTCTTCGCCTTCGGATCGAATCCTTCCTCTGCTTCCTGCGGTACAGGACCTCGCGTCACGTGAATTCCGATACGTTTGAACCCACGTATGAACCTGGTGCCTGACCTACGTTTCCGATGGCCGGCCGGATGCAGGGTGAACCGCGCGCCGCGCCGTAAAGGGCGAGCCTGCACCTGAGTGTACCGATTTCACTTCCGACGAGAAGACCTGCAGGTGTTGGCATTTGGGGACATTGCCCCTATTTCGTCGACTCTTAAGGGTCGACTCGTCTTGCCGATCGAAATGGTGGGTCCGGACAGGATCGAACTGTCGACCAACTGGTTAAAAGCCGAGGGATTACACCAGACCGCGCAAACAGACGCTAGTGTCTCAATGACTTAGCAGTGTGCGTTGGTGTCGAGATAGGGCAATTTGCGGCGGTTAGTGTGCCAAAACTGTGACAACAACCAGGAGTGAATGACCATGACCACGAAGAAACTACCCAAAGAGCGCCCGATCTCGAAGGCCCGTCAAAAGGCCGCGCAGCGCAAGGCCGAAGCAGACGGCGCATACACATATGCAAAACGCATCAACAATATCTTTGCCATCACGGTCGATCTTGCAGTCGACAAGGCCTTACGCGAAGCCTTCGAAACGGGTATCAGGTGCGCGCGTACAGACGGGCTGAAAATTGGTCTCGACGACTATTGCAGCATGTTCGTGACCACTGTCCAAAAGCGCATCGCCCATCTGAGCGCATTCTGATTGTTCGCCCCGGCGCCTGCGGCCGGGGCGTTGTCGCTTGCAACTCAGAATAGGGAGGAATTTATGGCGAGCAGAAAAGTGGCGACTGTGTCGATGCCCGATTCCATGAGCTGGCAGGAATGGGGGAAGGCGTGCGATTGGCTGCAAGCATTAATCGATGACAAAAAGGCCAACCCCGGCGTCTCGAATTTGGTGGCGACGGCCAAGATGAAACTTACAGTTGGTGATAGAAGCTTGACGGTCGAGGTCAGCGCCTACAAATACGTAAGGGTCGAATTCACAGGACACCTGGACGATATGCTGGCGGTACGCGCGCTCAAACAAGCCATGGCGACAGCGCTGCGCACGAAGCACCAAGGCCTAGAGCGTCGAGACGCCGATCGCTGGCACTACTCGTTCGTCAGGAGATCAGCGGGTGGCGACATTGGCAAATTGACTGTGTGTTGCTCGGACTCCGCGGCTAACGCCATGCGGAAGGTCGGAGGCGTTGCGGAGTGCGTCGTCGCCATGATGCGTAGCGGCTTGCAGGTTGACCGGCCGCCGGCATCGCCAGCAGTCGCCAAGCGCGGGCACCTGCAACTTGTGTGGGTCAATCCAGCCTTGTAGTGAGCATCGCCCCGGCGCCCTTGGCCACACAGAGCCCCGCCTAGTGCGGGGCTTTTTTTGAGCCATTGCCTTTGCGGTGTACGATGGAATTTCGCGCAACCGAGCGCAAGGAGTCACAATGAATAGGATCGAAGTCTCTGCACTATGCGATGAGTTGGTCAAATTGATCGGCCCCGGTCCCGGCACAGCCCCGACTGAACTTCAGCGCGCCGAACAGATAACTCAAAGCCTTTCGCATCTCGACGCGGGTATTGGCAACGCTGCGCGCGAATCGATCGGCTGGTTTCGGATTTGGCATAGCGAGCGCAAGTGGATGCAGTATGGAGACGGGCAACTGCGACCAATCTTGAGTGCGTCGATTCAAAAAATACGGGTCGTGGCCAGTCGTGCACCCGACGAGGTTTTCAGTTCTGCCACGTAGTCGGGTCACGGCGGCGGCGCAAGTTGTATTTGCCCGCCGTACTGTGTAGTTTTGGCGTTGCGACGGTGTCGCAACCCGGTTCTGGGCGGTATGTACCCAGATGTACAGTTAGGTGAAATATGGATAAGCAGACTGAGTCTGAGCTTGCGTTGTTTCGAACGCATTTAAAAACCAATCCCACGCCGAATCGAAAGGAACTGTCGCTCGCAGATGCGAAGCGGCCCGACAGTCCTACGTCGAAACTCAAGCGCTACACGATCATTCGTGACGGCGATCGAGCGCTCGAGTTCGATGGCGAAGTGTTGGCGGAAGTAGAGATGGACGGGGCCGGACCGGGTGCGATGGAGCGAGTGCACCGTGCTGCGGTTTACTGCACGAAAGGTGGGAGGCTGATTGCGGAGTTTTCGAGCCGCAATAGGCCTGGCTTTGCTCACTTCGTTGCGGGTTCGGATTTCGATGAGGACGTCCGATCTAAGGCGGCTGCATTTGCGAACATCAATGAGGCGATTGCATGGTTTCGTCCGGGTCGACTGACTATTGAGCTTCTCAAGAAGTTAGGTCACTGGAATCCTGAGTTCATCGAGTAATTCGCAACTAGCGAGCGTCCCGGTGTTTGCAGCCGGGACTTTTGCTCTATGCCCGCACCGTCAGCAAAGGAATGCAGACATGGAACGCACCTTCGAAGAATTACGCCTAGCCGCGCTCGCCCTGCGCAAAGCGACCATCGATGCCGGCAACGATCCGCAACACGCGGTGCTGCCCGTCACTCCTTGCGAAAAGCTTCTGATCGTTAATCAGCCAATCGACAGGACGCTGGCATTCAAGGGGACGCGCGATCGTATCTGTGGCGTGCGAGCAGAAGTCGGCAGCATGGAATAGCTGCGCAATCTCGACATCACTTCAACTTCGTACAGTTCGTCAACCACCCGCCAACTGTATGGACGCTCCCAAATGCACCAGCTAGCGTTCGCGGATGCTCGAACCCCTCACTCCCGAAGAAGTCATCCGCCACCACAAGGCCATCGACAAAATCCGCCAACGCCTCTTTAGACGGTTCAAGCCGGCCGATTACTTCATCATTGATGGCAGCGAGTCGATCATCATGGCGAGCGCTGACGGTAAATGGTGCCCCGAGCGTGGCAGCTATCGTGTGTTCAGCTTTGGCGGCATCGAGTACCAATTCGACGCGGCGTGCAAAGAGGGGCCAGCATCGTTCTCAATCAGGCACGAGAAAGGCGCGCAGTTTTGGTTTTCACTGTCGAGCGATCGAAAGGAGACGGTCAAGAATCTGCCGCTTACCTTCGACTGGCTAGACGTCAGCATTCACAGGATGGTGAATGACTATCGCGGGTCTCAAGTGAATCCGAAGTATACGATCAGCACGAAGCGCTAGTTCCGCGTCTTCGACTTCGCGACTGCATCCGCCCATTCCTTCCGCAGCGACTCGCCAGCAATCGGAAGCGCTCCATACGCTGTGTTTATGGTCGCTTTGTGAATCGCCTTGCACACCAAAAGCGCCTGGCAGGTGAGCTCGGTGTGTATCTGGGCTGCGAGGTCTAGGCGCGCCAAAGCGGACACAGAATCGGGCCAATCAATCTCAAGCACGATCATGGCAAGAACGTCGCGAGCAGTGCCCGCGTGCTCATGGGCGAGTTCGTTTAATTTCTTCAGCGTTTCATAGCCGGGACGCATCTTGTCGAGACCAGCGTCAGAGGTCGTAGGCGCTATCGATTGGATGCTCGCTGCGTCCAGTCGAATAAATTGCTTGCTCATCATCACCGCGACCTTCGTCGTGAATCTGCCATCGCTGCCAGCATGTTCCGTTGGGCCACCTGAATTGCTTGGACAACTTCAGCACGAGTAACCGCATTGCCGGCGCCGATGTAAACATTGTGCGTCGGAGCGTAGGTGGAGTTTCCGCCTAGCTTGTTGGCTGGCGTCATCCACCCGTCGCTCTGTGCGGTGAACAACTCCGGCTGTGCGCCCGTTCCGATGTAAGCCGTTTGCCCGGCCTTTAGTGGGCCGCCGTTGTCGCGCGAGATGGGGACGTTGTAGTCAGCGCTGTTAGTCGCGGGAGCACCGCCGCCACCGGAACTGCCAGCACTATTGCCGCCGCCCCATCCCTCGAATAACCGCTGTATCCAACCGACATCATTAGTCGTGTCTTTGTCATCCGTATTCCCGAATAAGTAATCGGTGATCCCGGACGCAGCTGCGTCTGCAGCCATGCGACTAAGCATCTGCCTGAATCGATCCTCGGCACCGTCGGCCCCTTCGTCGAATCCATCACGGATCGCCGAATAGAACATGTCACCACCTTGGCGGGAGAACTTCTCCCACATCGTCGACTGTTCTTCCGCGATTTCTAGATTGACGTTGCTAGCCAGGTCGAACTGATGTTCATAGATGCGTTCATTCGACTCCGCCATTTCCTTCTCGATAAACGCGATGTCGTCTAGGCGACGTTTGTTGAATTCCTGTTGCTGGGCTTCTTCGGCCTTGTAGCGTTTCTCTCGGGCGACTGATGGGTCATCATCAATTGTGATGTTAGGCAGCGGCACATCGATCTTGGGATTGTCAAACGATCGCGGCAGAGCCGCGCCCTGCGCGGCCATCTGGTTGCGCACTTCGATCGCCGCAATCTGCTCGCGTAAGAGCGCGATCTCGGACTCAAGTCTCGGGATCATGAAGCCGCGTCCTGAGGGCTGCGCTTGGATTCGATTCAATCGTTCGATGAGCGGATCGAGCTTCGCTTGCAGGTCGAGGAGTTCGTCGCCACTGCCGAACACATCAGCGATGACTGTGCCGGTTGTGTTGGCGAAATTCGTCTTTATCGTGCGCCAAAAGTTCGAACTGGCCTTGGCGGCGCGATCGAGTGCCGCGGTACCGCGATCATCGAGTGCCACGATTGAATCCATGTACTGCTTTATGGCGCCGGTTCCGTTCGCCAGCACTGCGATCCATTCATCGCCGGACTTTGAAAACAGTTCTTGCGCGACTCGCGTCTTGTCGATCGGTGTGGGTAGCGTCTCGAACCCGCGCGCGATTTCGAGCAACTGATCTTCGGGGCGCAATGCTCGAAGCTGATCGACACGAATTCCCATTTCCTGAAATGCATCGGCCGCGCCGCCTTTGCCGGTACTGGCTTCGACGATCGCGAGCCGCAATTGTTTGAAGCCTTTCTCGAGTGCCTCAGTCGAACCGTCGAGGTGCTCGAACACGCCGGACATTTTCGATGCACTCGATGCGCCGATTTGCATGCGGTCTGCAAGGTCATCGACGGCGAGCGCTCCGTGATGCGAGCGCCGCGGTAGGAACGAGCCAACTTGCACCTTTGAACAGTTGCTCGATCTTTTTGCTATGTGTCTCCGCGCGCTTTAGCACGGCGGTCCACGCCGCCTGACTCTTGTCGTCGGCAACAATCTCGTAGCGGGCTTGTGGTCTCGTCATTGTTGTATCCCTCTGCGTAGTTCGATCTTCCGCGCGTTCATTGCATCCAGACGGCGCCGGCCTTCGCTGTCGAGATTGCCTGCCAGTTCGTCCATCAAGTACCTCACAGCGCGGCGATCAATGCTTTCCAGTTCGGCGCGCGCAACCCTTGCAGCCTTTCGCCTTTGTTCTGCCGCAATTTCATCCGCTGGCCGCTGGTATGCGACCACTTCGCCGGTCGCGATGTCTACGCGGTGTGCGTTGCGATCGTAGCGACCTTCCAAGATCGCGCAGCCATCGGGCTTGCGATCGCTCAGGAAGGCTACGAGTCGGTCGCCCTCAAGGTTTGTGCTGACCGTTCGCCCAGTGAAGCGGCCTGTCGATTTGTCGTAGTAGGAAAAGGCTTTCATTGCTATCGCTTGATAAATTCGACGCGCAAGCGCGAGTCAGAGAGCGTCATTGTTGGAGTGATCGCAGCGACGAAGAGATACACCTCGACGTTCTCGCCTTCGAACACTTCTAAGCTGGCTGCCAATGCAAGGCGGACGGGAGTCGAGTCGAACACAACATCAGTGGGAACATCTGCTGTGGCCGCCCTCGGATCGGCAATAACCTGCAAAAACATCGGCTCTCCCGTCTCTGTCGTCGAGGTCGAAACGTTGCCCGTGTACGTTGCTTGCACTACGCCATCGCTCGAAGCCGTGAACGTAACCTGCAGAACGTTCGTTGGCGTGAGAGGGCTCACGTTCGTGGGGCCAGCGTCTGAGTCTTCGAATACTTCCGTCGCAGCGTTAGGCGATATGCATGAGACTCCAGGGGCATCGGCATACACCTGAACGCCTTCTCGACGAAGGTGGCGAACCACTCCAAGGATGCGTGAGGGCTCGAACCCGATCTCAGCGTGTCCGTTGATCGAAAACATTCCGTCGTTAGTAGCCAGATAGTAATGGCACCCACATTTACGCAAAATCTTGGTGACAAACGGGCCGGGTGTATCGCCGTAGGATTCTTTGAACCGCGGATTGCCTTTGTTGCGCTCAACCATCGCGCGCGCAGTGTTTTCTGTAAGTTCCGCGATTACTAAATCACCATCCTGCGCCGCCATCGTCGGATCAATCCAAGTTTGCATGCCTGGTTTGGTCAATGGGTCTAGGCAGTAGCCGGAGTTGACGAAGGGCCCGACTAGAGACTCCGTAGTCGGCAGTTGCGCGCGCAGCTTGAATTCGCCGCGTTGCACTTGTTGCTCAATCTTGAGCCACTCTTTTTCCGCTGAGAGACTGAACGAACCGCTCACTGGTTCGAGTGTGACCGGGGGGACTGCATCGAGAAGCGCTGGAAATGCTTCGAAGCACTTACGCCTTTTCAGTTGGAACAAATCAGCATCGAACATTTGTCACCTCTAACCGCCGACCTATCGCCGAAGGACGAATCCGGACTGGCCATCGCGCGCTGTCAACCCGGGCGCTTGTGCCATCTTCTTCGCGAAGCGCTCTGCATGTTCCCGCGCTTCGGCCTCTGTCGCAGCTTCCGTCGCGAACTTGATCCTGCGGCCTTCGATGCGAACATCGAACGAAAACTTCTGTTTGCTCATGTCACCGTTGCCTCACTGCCTGAATTTGAAGTCGCCCCGTGCGCCGCTGCGTTTGCTAAGGCACCATTGCCGCCGCGGGTCGAAGGGCTACGCCACATGGGTATAAGAGCCATGTTGCCGATGCGAGTCTCGTTCGCTGACGATCGACCGCGGCCGGTACAGTTGGAGCGTTTGCCCGCCGATGTTCGCGCTTTTCTCTATGCACGGGAGCAACGAAAATTTGCCCGCGCCGGGATTGCATCCCGGATCCGAAGAAACCGATTGTCCTAATGCGTTTATGCGCGGCATGACGAGTCCGCGATGATGTCAAACTGTTTGTTGGCGCATACGATCGGCGCCGGCACCTCGACGCCGAGAATTTTGATGCCGTCCAACGGATACATTCCGCTGCGGTGGGCCAACCAAAGTTCATCCGCGAACTCGACCAACAGCTTCGCTTTAAAGTTGAGCGGGTTCTGCAGATTGATCGGTTCATTGTCCGCGAAGGAATCGGGCGCCAGGAACAACACGATGTCACCGACTCTCGCCTCTAGGGACGTGTCAAACCAAAACGCGTCGCCGGTGTATCGCAGTGGCTCCAAGCAATCGCCGCCGCCGCAGAGCGGACCGATGATCGTGGACGACTCCCTACGTTCGCGGACAGTTCGCGCCTGAACTTGAGACTGAAAAAAATAGTTTTCGACGCAGTACGGATATGCGCCGACTCTCACGGGATTTTCCCGAATCGCGCCGAGCGGTTTAGGCTGCACGGCATGCGCGATCGCTGGATAGAGCGCCAGCGCTCGCTTGAAGCGATGCGCGCTAACGATCGCACTCACGGGACGCAGCTCACGTCGATGCCCTCAGCGGCCAGCCCCTCGCTCAACCGATCGAGCGCAGATGAAACGTCTTGCTCTTCCAGAGCCACTTTGTCAGCTGCTCGATACGCTGCGAGCGTCAACGCCATCGCTTCGGTCAGTCGCTCATGCTTGGGAGCCTTCACTCTGAACGCCGCCAGGATTTTCGCCTGAAGCGAACCGTTGCTGTTTATCTCATCGCGAGCGCGTTCGACTACCCTTTGGAATCCGCGTACCTCTTCATCGGCATCAGCGCGCAATTCCTTTTGCAGCAGTCGGACGGATTCAGCGGAGGAGGAAAACGAAATCGCTCTCGCAGTTGCTAGCGGCGCAAGCTCTTCCTCTGCCGCCGTCAATTGAACTCGAAGTTGCGTGATCTGCTTTTCGAGCGGGGCGGCCTTCGCGACGAGTTCGACCTCAAGTCGCTCGCCTTCCTTGCGCACCCGTTGAACTTCCGTGACCAGGAACGCGCGACGTTCTGCTCGTTCCTTCTCTGCGACGCGTTGGGATTCGATCAAGGCGGCGAGGCTTCGGACGGATTTCAGGTTTAGGTTTGTGTTCATGGTTCGAGGTTATCTTTCGCCAGTCCGGTCGGTGACCGGAATTTTCCTAAGTTCGTAAAAATGCGTTTTCGACATGCCGAGTTGAGTGCAAATAATGTCGCGACGCTCGCCAGGATCTCGGTCCGCGAGTCGCGCTTCGAGCTGTTGAACCCGTCGGGCGCGTTCAATCGTTTCGAGTTCGTGCCGGTGCAACAAGAGCTGCCGCACCGTCGCGACATCGAGCTCCGATGCACCGCCGGCGCGCAACGTGACTTCGATGCGATCTACAAATCCCTCGATGGTGGCGTCGCGCGCGGTCATCGCTTACCAGTTATTGGCCCAGCGCTTCAGCGGTCGGCGCATGCGCGGCGCGCGCGGCTGCTTTGGCTCGGTGTCTTCGTTGTCCGTGTGTGACTTCTTTGTCAGCCTTGCCCAGCGCGGCGGCGCGTCCCAGTTAATCCTTTCCGCTCGCAGCAAAATGGTTGCCGCGCGGTTGTACACAGCCAAGTCGAAAGCTTCGTTCCGAATTCCAGATGGTCGCGCCCATCCTTTCGGCCCGCGAGTCTCGGCAGTCAGTTCGTCGAACACAGCGCTCGGTAGCCAGTCAGGCAGATGGATGTAGCCGGGGCCTGGCGCTTCGCGTGCGAGGTCGTTGGCGATTGCATCCTTCAGAACATTCGTGTTGATCAAATACACCGGCACGTCGCCGACGCCGCCGCCAACGCGATCACGCCGACCAGTCGAATCCGGGAACGACTTTCGGACACGTGGCGCAGTCGGTGTGCCCGTGCCCTTCACGAGGCGAAACCGGCGACCTAAACCAGCGGCACGAAGCAATCGCCAGAACGCATATGCGCGAGACGTCACGCCATCGCGACCGCCGGAGTCGCACATCGTGAGCAGCACCGGCATTGACTGATCCGGCGCGTCTGCCATTGGATACGCCGCGCTAATGATCCGGCGCAGCACGTCCCAGTCTTCGAGGTAAGCGGCGGGATCGAGCGCTGCAGTCCTATCGCCTTCTATTCGTTTGCTTGCCGTGAGCGAGTATCGGTCGATTAACCACGACTCGAGGCCGCGCCCCCATCCATGCACTTGTACGACAAAGGCATGGGCCTGAACGTCGACGGCCGCGGTCAGAAAGTGAACGCCGGCAGGGACCGAGCCCTGCGGCCACGGCTCGACGCGCTTTCGCAGCTGCGCGCCGCTGCGGCGTTTCGCGACGGATCGCGGAACGTAGGGCATCGCGAGGTCTGTGTTCGTAACGGTTCGCAGTGCTGCCTCATCGCCGATACGGACGAACGTCTGCACGGCGCTCAAGTAGCGATAGACCATCGAGTCCCACCTCTGGAAAGCGGCGGCGCATCCTCCCAACCAATACGATGCGATCGGCGAATACTGCCGTTTACCGGTCACGCTACCGTCAGCGTCGATCGCTTCGCCTTCGTGCAGCCATGCGCCAAGCGAGTTCATCCGCACGCGTTGTTCTTGCTCATGCAACGAACCGCAGTGCGGGCAAGGGATGCGTGCGTACTGGCGTGACAGTTCCTGCAAGTCGCGCGCTTGCACCAGCTGTTCGAGAACATCGAATTCAGGCAGCCCAAACGCGGCCGGACCGGGTGCAGCTTGGAAGAATTCGCCACAATGCTGACAGGGCCAATACCACCTGGCACGCGTGCCGGCGTTGTATAGCGCAGCAATACCGCGTGCGGGCGGCGCCTCGTGTGTTGTGGACGGCTTCCAATCAGCGACGGCGAAGTCTTCACCGGGCGAACTTTCGGCGAGGCATTTGCCGCGTGACATGAAAGTTTCAGTGCGCTTGAACGCCAGATCCCACAACGTGCCTTCGCCACCGACGTTGTCCCGATCTTGGGCGCGGTCGTAGTCAGTGATCAGCACCGTCTGCAAAGTCTTGCTCGACACGTGTCCGATCACGGGCCAGCCAACTTTCAGCAGTGCGCCCGAACGCATGTACTTATCGAACACGTTGTCGTCTCGCGGACGTGGCGAGAGGCGCGCGGCGAGTTCTGGCGAGTGGCGAAACACGCGGTCGATTTCTGATCGAGAAAAGTCTCGGGCCGCGTCTTGGCTCATCTGAATAACGAGCATGTCGCCGGCCGCGCACGTCACGCCGTACGTAATCGCACCGTGCACAAGCGTGTAGGTTTTCGACGCTCGCGCTGGCCCGACGAATACGACACCCCGATACTCGCGCGACGCCAACTGATCAAGCGGCTCCAACATCATCGGGGCCAACTCAGCTGACCACGCGCCGCGATCGTTGCGAAGGTAGGCGCCGGCTGCGTCCGACGGCTTCATGCGGCGTGGCGGTCGAAGAAGTTCGGCTGTCTCGGCGAGAATCTCGCGTGCGGTGGCGTGACTCATGGGCGCGTCACCAGCGTATGCAGTTCTTCGCGTAGCTTGTCGATTGCACGCTCGCAGCATGCGACTTGCGTGGGCGTTAAAGCGGCGTCGCGCTCCAACACATCAGGCAACGTTTCAAGGGTTTGTCTGATCGGTTTGAATGCAGCTGCGAAAGTTTCGCGCACGTCATCGCGCGGAATGAGTTCGCCGCGGTCGGTGGCCAGCTTCAGCGAGATGGCCTCGCTTTGGAGCTTCGCCTTTTGGCGAAAAGGATCGAGGCGAGCGACCACATCATCGCCGCTCAATAAAGCTTGCACGGCATCTCGCAGTGCATAGGTGTTGTGCCCGGAGCGCTTACCAGCCGCTGAGACGTTTGCGTCCGTGAGTCGCCGGCTGACGGTCTCGCGGGCCATCGTGAAAGCGTGAGCGAGGTCCGTAATGCTCACCAGCAATGACTTTTGTTGAAGCCCGGCGGGGTTGGATTTGGCGTCATTCCCGCGTGCTGCGCGCGGCTCGTGGTGCTTGTTTTTGGAAGGACCCGTTTTAGCACGCCCCCTCATGCCAGCGCCTTCTTAAGCTCACGAGCTAACTCGTGATCGATGTTTGTTCGCCACGACTGCTCGGCCACTGCATTGAGCTTGGCAATGATTCGATCCTGTACAAACGTCGAGCGCACACTCGGACCGCGCAGACCTTTCAATGGGAAGCGCTTGTCTGTCGTGCGTGTGACGACGCTTCCGGTCTTTGGGTTCACGAACGCGCCCTTGTAGGTCTTGCGTCCCTCCCATGCAGTAGCAGCAACGCCGCGCTTGTTCTGCGTCGGCCTGAACTTCTTGAGATTGGGTGAATACGCCAACGCCTCAATCGATGCGAGCAAGTGCGTGCTCGACGCGCGACGCACGATCAGTCTCTTGCGAACCTCACGCACCGGAATCTTGGTGGCTGCGCTGATCTCTCGCGCTGCAGCTGTTGCTGTCTTGTCGACGGTCTTGTTCAGCGCACGCCCAATGGCCTTTGGCACAGCGGCCTTGTGTTTCGCTGCCATGCGCTTGAGCTGGCTAAGATCGACTCTGATGCCGAGCTTGATACTCATCGTGGTGGATATCCCTGTTGATCAGTTGGAACGGTCGCTGCGTTGGTGGTTGCGCTCGCATCAGGTGGCTCACCCAAGATCCGCCGCACCGCCTCGACCGACAACCTGGTGGCCGCTGCGATCCCGTGATCGGTCCAACCCTGCTTGTGCATCCTGACGATTGCGTCGCGTTGTTGGTCTTGGCCTAGAAGCAGCCAGTGATGCAATTCGCGTCCTGAAGACTCGCGGTTTCTCTGTTTCTGTTCCGAATTCATAGCTGTTGCCTCATGCCGATTTCGTTCCGCCGCCGGTTCCGCCGGTTCCGGTTCCTAAAGAAACCGGACCGGACGGAAGATTCCGGAGTTCCGTTTCGGTACGTTTCGGAACCGTTCGGAACTTCGGAAGATTCATAGAGCACCCCTGTTCACGGTGTGCCCGCCGACGCTGGGGGTAAGCATCCCGACATCAACGAGCCATTTGATTTGCTCAGGCTTTCGTTTCGCGCTCACGTTGTGTCGTCGTAGGAGCGCAGCTAATTGGTCGCTGGTGATCGCTGGTGCGGTCGGGTTGGCATGCACCCATTCGCGAAGTGCCGCGAATGTCGATTCCTGGACCTTACCGAGCGCCTTCTTTTTGGCAGGAGGTGGCGCTCCGGTATCGGCCAACACCAAGCTGGTCACCTGCTTGCCGTACTTATCGGCGCGTCCCAAGTCGAGTACCCGGGCTTCATACGCGAGCGGCTCAAGCGATTGGTAGTCCTTGAATCGATCTCGCGTCACCGTGACTGTCATTGCCGTGGGATTCGGGCGCTCTACGATGTATTCGGCATCGGGATTCGCCATCAGCACGTATGCACCGCGGGGTCGCTTGTCGTTGCCGTGGCCTGAGTGCGCGACAAGTAGCACCGTGGCGCCGTACTCATCGCGAAGACCGACGGAAAGCGCCCCGAGAAATTCGGCCACCTCGGCGTTGTCGTTTTCTTTGATGCCGGGCGAATACTTGCTGTACGTGTCGACTACGAAAAGATCCGGACTGATACCGGCGGCTTTGATCTCGGCACGAAGTTCGGCACGAAGCTCAGCGTCGTTTAGGTTGAATTGCTTCTCGATCGCCAGCACCTTCAAGTGGCGAAGATCGTGCTTCTGTCCGTACGTGTGCATCCACGCCGCTACACGTCGGTCGAGTCCGGCGCCTTCAGCTGATAGCAAGATGACGCACCGGCCTTCGAGAGCCGCCAGCATGGACCAATGCAACGCGATGAAAGATTTGAAAGTACCGCGGGCGCCGGCTATCACCGCGAGCACCATCGCTTCCAAGATTTCGAATAGCAGCCAGTTCGGTTCGCGTTGCTCGGCGACGATGTCCGCGATATGCGTTAGGCGCAACCGTTGCTGTTTCGCTTCGACGATCTCCACGCCGACGATCGGCGTTGCTGGTGCTTGCTCTGGTGTCGCGCCATCGACCAACGCCCACAGCGAATCGAGATCGAAACTGCGATCGTCGAGCGCATCTGCGCAGTCCCAACCAGGCGGCAACGATCCGAGCGACGACAAGTCAACGCGGCGCAGGGTGCAGCCGTGTGCGCGCAAAGTGATCGAGAGGGAATCCATGGCCGAGACGCCCGGGGCGTCGTTGTCGTGCAACAAAGTGACGTCGCGACCGCGCAATGGCGCCCAGTCCGTTTTGGCGATTGCTTTCGAGCCACCGGCCCAGGTCAGAACAACGAAATCACTGAACATTTTGGCGCCGGCGTCGGCTGTCTTCTCGCCCTCGACGATTAAGACACGGGCGACATTTCGCCGAAGAAGATCAGTGAGACGATAGAGCGGGCGGTTGCTTTCCAACTGCTTCCAGCGCCAACCGTCGGCTTGCAGTGAAAGCGGTCGAATTTCCTTTCCGTCTTTACGATCCCACCGGCAGGTGCGCGATACATGCTTGCCCGCGGCGTCGAAATAGTCCCAGTGAAGCGAATAAGCGCCGAGTTGCGGGTGCGCGAGAGGGACGTCGCTGTGATCGCGGCCATTGAGCTTCCACAATCCGCGCGACACCAAGGCGCTGATGATTGCTTCCTGCGAACACTCTGCATGGCAAAAGAAAACGGGGCCGCGCTCGCCTTCTGAAATACTGAGGCTCGGCTTTTTGTCTTCGTGAGCGACGCAGTGTGCGGACCAGCCGTTGCCGGATGGTTTGCCGTTGAGCGCCGCGGCGATTGCTTCTGCGGTAATCGGCACGATCAGTTACGCCGCCGACGATTTACGCACTGCCTCAAGATAAGCAGGAACATCAAGTAAAACACGGCGACCCACGCGCTTAAATACTTGCTCGAGACCGCGCTCGCTCCGCTTACGGTACAGCCAGCGCCAGCCGTCAACAGTGGTTGGATAATCAACGCCGGCGGCGCGGATATCTTCGGTTTTCGTGATCGGAATTATCGTCGGTGCGGTCATGCTGTTCCCCTTGATGTCGCGCGTGTGGCGACGTGGGGTGCAGCTTATTTTTGTGCGCCCAATTTTTCAGCAATGTAGGGGGACGGTTTTTCAGAATCTTTTTCTGAAAGTATCCCTCTTAGAATGCTTGCAACGCTTTTTTTATCGTCTCGACGCTGACTCTTTTGTTAAGCACTATCGATGCGATTTCCGCGATGTGCGTGTTGGGCGTTTTCTTATAGCGATAGAGTCGCGTATCGATGAGCTCCGATGCGATTCCACCAAACACGTATCTGTCCATCCGAATCTTCTTTTGCCATTCGAAAGACAAGGGCTTACCCGCTTGCTCGAATAGCTCATCTGCAACATGCGCGAGCACATCGCCGACAGTCGGGCGGTTGTCTTGGCGCGACCCCATGAAGTGAATCTCGTAATCATTTTTTGGATCCGCGCCGTCACGAATTTCGCGCAGTGTTAAGTGTTTTGCAAACCGGTTCCGATTCAGCTTAAGAGCCAAAGCCTTCACGCTACTCGCGAGCCCCTTCATTTCTTTCGCTCGCCCTGCGAACGTCTCGTCCTGGGACTGCTGCAGCCATCGCTTCGGGAGCGCTTCTATCCGGCCCTTGATGCCGAGCAAGTATTTCTCGGAAGCGCCTTTCTGGCGAAGGAAGTGAAACGCTTCGGTGTTCAGGATGCTGGCCTTTGGCGCGCGTTTGTTACTCGCCATCCGCCCCACCCAAGTGCTTTTTATTCATTCGCGCCATCACGTCCTTGGCATCGCTGCTGGCAATGTGCACGTATTGCTTCACCACGCCTGACTTCCACCCACCGATGGCCCGAAGTTGCGCTTCCGTGGCGCCTTCCATGGCGAGGTACGTCGCAGCCGTATGCCTCAAGTCGTGGAATCGAAAATCGACAAGGCCGGCCGCTTTGCATGCGGCTTTAAACGGATCCGAGTAGTCGTAGATTCCAACACCGGATGCGCCGGGGAACACGTGATCGTTGTCGATCCTGCGAACCTTGGCGTGATCTTTGAGTAGTCGCAGCGCCTCGCCGTGCAGCCAGACCGGACGCGGCTCCGCGTTCTTAGTTTCGCGGAACAACAGCCGCCCTTCCGATAGGTCAACGTCACGCCACAGGAGATGGCGCACGAGCTCTCCGGCGCGTGCCGCGGTCGACAGCGCCAACACCACCAACAGATGCAGCCTGACGTCTTTGCGCGTCTCACGGAGCAGCGCATCGCGTTCGTCGGTGTTGAGGTAGCGCACCCTGCCCTTGCGCTTGGATAGCTTCGATACGCCGTCCATTGGATTGTGGCTGATCCAATGCCATTCCTTGCGGGCGACGGTGAGCACGTGGCCAAGGCATTCGAGATAGCGGTCGACGGTCGACGGCGTCCGCTTGTACTCGGGCGCAGCCTGCCCGGTCTTGATGGTCGGGCGTTTGGCGTTTGCCTTGGCGCGGCGATAGGGTTCGCGGGCCAGCTTGTCACGAAGATCGACAATCAGCGGCGCCGTGATGTCGGCCATCTTTATCGAGCCGGCCCGGGCTTTCCACCATGGCAACGTGAAGCCGTGCATGGCCTTCGCGGGTGTGCGCTTCTTCGCAAGTTCGGTTTCTAGGTATTTGTCGATCGCTTCGCCAAGGGTCCGGCGCCGCGCTTCGACGTTTCGGAAATGCTTCCCTTCCACCATCTCGGCTTCGATGGTGACGGCCCAACGCTCCGCCAATCGTTTTGTCGGGAACGATGCGGTCCGAGCTGGGAATCCAGCCATCCGTACTTGCACCTGGAATCGGCCCTTGCCTGGCTTCCCTCGGTCGCGAATCGTCGGCACTGCGCCACCTCGCACAATTCAGCACTAATTGGCGCGACTTTACCCCGAATCGGTGGCAGACTGTGCTGGAACTGTGACAGGCCGAAAGGCTGCAGTTCCACGACCGTAGCAAGTTACTGTTTTCTATCGACTAAATGGTGGGTCCGGACAGGATCGAACTGTCGACCAACTGGTTAAAAGCCAGCTGCTCTACCGCTGAGCTACGAACCCAAATACGCTTGGCTAGTGACTAGGCTATGGGCGCTAGGCTCTAGCCAGAATTAAGAACCGCTCTGCTCTTAATCCGATTTGTCTCTTCTGCT